TAAGTTTTACAGTATCCTCAATACTACCATCTTTTGTTTTTAAATACTTTTCACTCATTGTTTATTTTCCTTTTTAGTTTTATAAAGTCTTTCAAATGTTTCTTTAGCACCTGAATAATCTTCGTTTGCTGTTTTTAAAGCTCTTGCAATGGTAGATACTTTAGATAAATCTTTACCGATCTTTTCTATTTCTCTTACTGCCTTACTAAATTGTCCATCACTCGTTACAGCAATTTTCATTGCTTTTGCAACTTTATCAGGACCATATGTAATAGGATCTGGTGCTTCTTTTACCGTATCTTCTTTTAATTCTTTTCCTCTTAATGAGTTCAATACTTTTATAATCATACCTGGTGAGAATCCATTACTCATCATTGCTTTATTAATATCAGACCAAACATATTTGTCTGTATTTTTTTCTTCTAAATTTTCTTCTTTTACTTCTTCTTGTTCTTTATCTTTTTTATCTTTTATGTATTTGTGTGCAATACCTACTGTTAAAGGAACTTCACCTGTTTCTTTATTAGCAACTGGTTTAACAACTTTGTTTTTTTCGTTCTCTAGTTTTTGTTTTAGAAGTTCTAACTGACCTTTTAAAGTAATTATTTGTGCGTCTGCTGAATCTGTATCTTTTTCTTTAGCAAGTTTAATCTTATCTATATCAGTTTCTTTATCTGCGTCTTCAGTTACAGGTATACCTTTTGAAATCATACGACTTAATGCAAGACCAGATATGAAAGGAATCTTTTTCTTTCTTAACGCTGATAATGCTGAGTCAGGTATCTTATCAAATATTTTTCTTAATTTATTTGCCTGATCTATACCGATTGTTTTACCAGACATACCAGCATATGATTTTGCTAATATATCTAATTGACTTGATGAAAATTCTTTTAATTCAGACTCTTCACCTAAAATTTTCTTAACTGTTTCTAGTGGTAAGTTTAATGCCTTTGCTATTTGTTTAGCTGATTGACCTTCTTCGTCAGCAGAAAAAATATCTTTCATTCTACCTTCGTCTATCTGTATCATTTGATCCATTAATGTTCTAATATGTGTCATTGTTCTCCCTTATAGTGCCGAATAAACTTCGTCCCAATTTGATATTTTTCTTTTTAAATCTGCCATCATCATTTTTTCTAGTCTTTGTCTAATTGTAATAGCATCGTTTCCTATGACTCTAGCATAGTTATCGTGTACCATTTCTAAACCTTTGTATGCGTCTGCTAATTTTTTATCTCTTAAAATTTCAGCAGCGATATATCTTCTAGTTTCAAAGTGGTCGTTCTTAGCTGTCTTCGCTCTAATATATTGTAAATTAGTTTTAGTAGCTTCTGCAGCCTCTAATAAATTTTCTCTTACTTCTTTTAATGTTCTACTCATATTCTTTTATCTCTAGTTTTAGTTCCGAGTCACCTTTAAGTAATCTATGAAACGACTCTTTGTTAATATGATATGTTTGCCCTATTTTAATTTCAAAAGGCAACTCATTATCATTTTGTAACTTCCATCCTGTACCCCAAACAACTTTTATATCACGGTCTTTTTTATCTATGTGCCATATAAGTTGATCTTGTTTCACATCTTCTTTAATAACTCTAGTAAATACTTTTTTGTAAATACTATTATCAAAGTCTTCAAAGGGTTTATAATAATTATCAAGTGAGTTCATTACCAATAAAAATTTCCACCACCTTGTAGTCCTAAACTCTTTGCATATCTAGGCAAATTACACGCCCAATATCCAGCCTTTGTTTTATCTTTTTTATCAGCACAATTGTGCCGAGCAGCAAAAGATTTTCTTGCCTCAGGATTATTCAACTTGACTTTTAGTCCTGTTGTATCGCCCCAACTAACTTTCTTAATCTTATCACCGTCTTTTACAAAGACATAAAACTTTTTTGGTCCACCTTTTTTTGGTTTGTTTAAAGGAGGATCTTTCTCATCTTCTTCTTGTATAGGACAGTCTAATGGTACTTTTTGATTTTCATATAAACCAAACTCACCAATGTCTGTTTCTAATAACTGTTTATCCCAATCGTTCAATTCAGTTAAAAGTCCTTCACTATACAATGATCTCGCCTCATTAAACAACTTATAAAATTCTTCACTATGAACACGATAAATGTTCTCAGCAAAAGGTATGTTGTTCTCTATATGATAGTGTACCGATTGTGATATTCTATCTTTATAATCATTGAAACTTAACATTATATATTCCTTATCATTTTAGATACAACCTCAGACAGTTTGCTCTGCCATTCTTCTTTGTATCTTTCCTTATATTTATCTATTGTTTCACTTGTAGTTGCCCAATCATTGATATCTTTTACAGAAATATCATCACTTATTGGTCTTTGTACTACTTTTTCACCAGATGTACCATCTACGGCAGGTTTATACCCACCACCTTGATAATTAGGGTCATATCCGTCTTGTCCTGGTGTAACTTTTACTGTGTGTTGTGCATAGTCGTGTCCCATATCGTAAGACTCTTTCTTAAATTCACTATACATTTTCTTAATTTTTGTATCTTCTTCCATTTTAATTCCTTCTTTTGTAGGCGAACGAGCTTCTTCCTCAGACACGGCTTTAAAACCATAGTCTATATCTAAATTGTGTTCTCGTACTTGTGCCTCTCTATTTGCTGGATCAGGTAAGCAATCCCATATCCAAGCTTTGTGTAAATTGTTTTTGTTATCTTCTAGTACAATATAATTTGTACCTTTTCTAATTACTTTGCCATCAATATCTTCTTTGATGTATTTAACTTTATCACCTATATTAAAGATCATTTCTCTAATATATAAATCTCTGATTTGATTTTGTTCAAATTCTTGTAAAGATTTTATAGGTCTAAAATTAGTTTCGTAAGAATAGTTATCTGCTAATCGCATTCCTTTTCTTACATCTTTGAATAGTTTTTCTGCGTCCCTATAACCACCAGGTATTCCTTTTTTGAAAGTTTGTATATCATCTTTTTCAGCGGCTGATCTCATTTTACTTGCCGACATTCCTGATACTCCTTCTGCGTCTGGATCTCTTTCTCCTGCTGATATAACTTTGATTGTTTCAAAGTCATAGAAACCGTGTCTATTTCTTTCTCCATTATATTTTTTAAGTATAGTTTCAAATTCTCTTACTCTATCACTACCTACTACCATCTTAATGGCAGTAAAACCTTTTTTGAATAGGTATGATCCTATATCTAAAATCATATTCGTTGAATTAATTTCAAAGTTTCTAGCATAACTAGGAAACATTTTTTTCATATGATCTAATTTTTGTCTAGGAGATAATGGATTCTTTTTACTGTCTTCACTTCTACTTAAAAATATTTTAAATACACTTGAAGCAGCAGCAACTTTTTTAATAAGTTTTTCGTGTCCTACTGTTGGTGGATTAAATCTACCAAATGTAAATGCAATCTCTCTAGTAGCAACTGCCTCTGGCATATTTTCAATTTCTTTATCAGTTACTATACCATCATCTAATATTTTTTTACAGTATTTGTAAAATGTTATGTAGTGATATTTTTCTAACATCTTATAGATAACTGCCTTAGGTAATCTATTCTTAATACCGTATTGTCTTATTTCTTCAGGTGACATATCTGTATCAAACGCTTTTCTTCTTTCTGCGTCTATGTCATCACCTACTTTTATTATAAGTTCTATGTCGTCTTCTATCTCATCTAATTTATCTTTTACTTTGTCTTGTAAATTTAAAACATCATTAGGACTTAAATCTTTTAGTTCGTTGTAGTCTATGATATCTCTTTTTAATTCGCCTTTGATTACATCTATCTCTTGTACTTTTTTATTGAAGTCAGAAACATATATACTAGGATCAAACTTAAAATCTTCAGGTCGTTTAACAAATTTGTTTTTACCTATATCAAATACTGCGTCTGCCTTTTTATTCTGATCGTCATAGGTTGCCTTATCTGTTATAAAGTAATAGTTAATAGGGTGGTTTGTACCTGGTATTAATTTACCTTGTATGTTATTAACATTTTTAGTTGATAAGAATAGTTTTGATAGTCTGGTTCTTTCTTCTTCTTGTTTCTCTTTAGGTATGTCAAACAAAATATTGATGTCTAGGTCGGCGTCATCTCTATATCTTTTAGTTAGTATAGAACCTATTAAAGAATAATCTAATATAGGATATTCTTTTTTGAAATCTGTAAACTGTTTCATTATCTGACCAATAATCTTACTTTTTATTTTAGGACTATCTGTATTAGCATTATCAAACACACCTGGAGCATATCCTTTTCTAGGTATATCTATTACTGCTTCTAATTTTAAGTAGTCTTTAAATCTCATTTTGTATTTTTCTTTTGTAGTTCTCTTTTAATCTGAAATTTATCTTTTTCTAGCCTATTTTTCTTTTCTAGTTCTCTTTTAATCCACGCCATTGCTGTACCATTTTCTGGTTTAGTTCTTAATCTACTTCTTATAAATTTTGAAGCAGTATTTAAAGTTTTCGTAACTAATTCTTTTTCATCTCTATTGTTATCTATAATTAACATTTTAGTAGTACCAAATATTCTTTGAAACGCACCCATATTTGCTTGAACACCTTTCCAACTTTTCTGTACTATGTATTCAGGTAGAGTTCTAGGTCGGTTAGCATTTCTTTCTAATGCAACTTCTAAACTTGTGTTAACGAATACCATATAACAATCATATCCTATAATTTTTAATAGACTTGAATTTCTTTGTATAGCAGAATAATCTCTCGCTGTACTATCAATAATCATTCCTAATCTACCTTGTAAGTATTGATCTAGTTGTTTACTAACTATTTCTTTTGCACCTTGTCTAATCTTATCTCTAAAATATCTTTCGTGTTCTGGCATTTTTAATGACAGGTTTGCTTTTCTTAAATCTTTTTCAAACTTTGTATCTGAATTAACAAGTTTTAATCCTGTACCAGCAAATGCTGATTGAGTTACAAATGTTTTACCTGAACCAGGTCCACCTGCTAAAAAGAACGCTTTGAATATACCAGGATCATAAACACCCTCATTGATATATTGTCTAACTTCGTCTAAAGTTTTTTTCATTATCCTTTTACCCAATCTTTAGCAATCGTAAAGTTTGCTCTACTAAATTCTAATCTATCTACAAGTTTAACTGCACCTGCTTTTTTATCTACTGCAACAAAACCCTCTGGATTAGTTACTCTATATCCATTAGGTGTTCTAATGAAGTGACCTATACTTTGTATCTGCGATAGTTTTTGTATTAAAAAATTCTTTGCGTTACCTAAACTTACGTGACTCGCAATAGCAAAATACAATGCACTTCTATTCTTATCAATAAAATTTAGACCATCTTCTTTTGCTTTAATATATTTCTCTTTACCTTTAGTAGTTTTTCTATCAGAAATTTCTGCTTTTAAAATTTGTTCATAATATTCTCTAAACATATCTTGTAAAGTTTTAACTTTTGCCATAGAGTTGCCTTGACTATTTCTTATGTAGTGATTGAAAAAAGATTTTAGTCTAAACCCTACTGATAAAGGATCATTTGATTTCATAACATTTAATAATGGTGCTGCCTTTGCTAAAGAACCTTCT